GTACACAAACTGTTGAGAACGGAGTTCTTGCAGGTCCCATTACTATACCTGGAACGATAACAGTAACGGGAGTATTAGTCATTGTCTAAAATAGAAGTAAATACAGTTGACGTACAATGTGGATCTACATTAACTTTAGGTTCATCAGGTAAAACAGTTACATTAGCAACTGGTGCATCTCAAACAGGTTTTGGTCGTACTGGAACTGTAGATTGGTGTACAACAGCTAAAACATCGCCGTTCACTGCTGTATCAGGAGATGGATTCTTTCTTAATACAACAGGAGGTGCAATTACAGTTACTCTTCCAAGTTCTCCAAGCGCTGGCGACATAGTTGCTTTTAAAGATTATGCAAATACTTGGGATTCTAATGCAGTTACATTATGTAGAAACGGATCAAAAATTGGTGGTGTATGCGCTAACGGAGTATTAGATACAGAATCACAATCAGTTACTTTAATTTATGTAGATGGCACAAAAGGTTGGCAAGATATTCACGATTCAACAGCAAATATATCAGGCAATCCAGGTTTTATAGCAGCTACTGGTGGAACTGTAACAACATCAGGAGATTATAAAATTCATACTTTTACAGGTTCAGGATGTTTTGCTGTTTCTAATATTTCTGGAACAGGTGTTGGAGCAAAAGTTTCTTATGTGGTTGTCGCTGGTGGTGCCGCTGGTGGTTTTGCTAGTGCAAATGCTGCAGGTGGTGGTGGAGCCGGAGGTTTTAGAGAAGGTAAACAGGCTTGTGGTGGCTACACAGCAAGTCCATTAGCAGCTACTCCTTGTTCAGGTTTACCTGTTTCAGTACAAACTTATCCAATTTCAATAGGTGCAGGTGGTGCTGCTCCTCCTGGAGCTTGTAATAATGGAGGATCAGGTGCAAATTCAATTTTTTCAACAATAACATCAACAGGTGGAGGTGGTGGAGGTTATGCCGCTAATATAGGTACAGCTGGTGGATCAGGTGGAGGAGGAGGTGGAGGTATTTCAGGTGGTAAAGTAGGAGGTTCAGGTAACACTCCCCCAGTAAGTCCTTCTCAAGGAAATACCGGTGGTACAGGTGGAAGTCCATCTCCTGATAGACAAGCTGGTGGTGGTGGAGGTGCAACAGCAGTTGGAGTAAATGCAATACCAGGAGCTTCAGGAGCAGGTGGTGCAGGAGCAACTTCTTCAATTAATGGAACACCAACAGCAAGAGCTGGTGGTGGTGGCGCTAGTGGTTCAGGAGATACTCCAGGTGCATCTGGAGCAGGTGGTGCAGGTGGTGGTGGCGAAGGTGGAGCAACTCCAGGAACAAATGAAGGGACTGCTGGAACAGCAAATACTGGAGGTGGTGCAGGTGGTGGTGCAAATTGTAATCCAGGTGGAACAGGTGGATCAGGAGTAGTAATAATAAGATATAAATTTCAATAGTTGAAATGAATTAACAAATAAGATATAAGGAGAAACATTATGGCACATTACGCAAAACTAGGAATAAACAGCAAAGTTATAGGAGTAGAAGTTGTAGCTGATGCTGATTGTCTAAACGCTAGTGGTGTTGAAGATGAAGAAGTAGGAAGACAGTTTATGGAAAGAATCCATAGCTGGCCTTTATGGAAAAAAACATCTTACAATACATCTGGTGGACAACATAAATTAGGTGGAACACCTTTAAGAGGTAATTACGCAGGTATAGGTATGACTTATGATGAAGATAACGATATTTTCATTAGTGCTAAACCTTACGCTAGTTGGACTTTAAATGTATCAGAAGCAAGATGGCAATCACCAATAGGTGATGCACCAGCATTATCTGAAGAAGAAACTCTTACTCATATATATGAGTGGAATGAATCTACAGGTGCTTGGGATAAAGTCGCTAGATAACACACTTGACATTTTAATCAGAGTTTATTACATATCAAATAGGTATGCATAAGAAAGTATTAACAGAAGTAGATCTTTATACAGGTAAAATTCAAATGCCTGATGGCTTTGATATTGACCGTGATAAAATAAGAAACGACATTATAGAATCTTTTATTAAAAAAAATAGAGTTAACACTAATCCACAAGCTTATGCTTTTGATGATTATGTTGTACCTTATTCTCAACCCTTACAATGGATGCAAGATTACGTTAGGGATCATTGGAGATTGGATTATAATAGAACTTTAGTGCAAAAAAATATGCACGGTAATGTTATGCACCCTAAAGAAAAGTCTTGGACAAGACATCAAGTTGATCCAGTTGATTTACGTAACTCACCAGACTACACATTTATTTATGGTATTGATGTTAAAGAAGGTTCTTGTGAATGTATTATTGAATACGATGATAACAGAAGAAAAAATAGAACGTGGCACTTACCTATAAAAGATAATCACTTTATAATGTTTCCTGCTACTAATAAATATTCTTTTTCACCTAATACTTCTAAAGGCTTAAATATAATTTTAACAATTAACTATGAATATATCTAATTACTACTGGTACTTTGAATCTGCAATACCACCACGAATATGTGATCTTATTGTTAAATATGGTAAAGCAGAAAAACAAAGAGAGATTATGGCCATCACAGGTGGCTTTGGTAGAGATAGAGATTTAAGTAAAAATCCTCTTAACAAAGAAGAAATAAAAGATTTACAAAAGAAAAGAGATTCTAATATTATTTGGATGAGTGATCCTTGGATCTATAAAGAAATACAACCTTATATACATCAAGCAAATCAAAATGCAGGTTGGAATTTTGATTGGGATCATTCTGAATCTTGTCAATTTACTATATATAAAAAAGGTCAATACTACGATTGGCACTGTGATAGTTGGGATAAACCTTATATGGAAGAAGGACCTACAAAAGGAAAGATTAGAAAATTATCTGTAACCGTAACGTTAACAGATCCAAAAGAATACAAAGGTGGAGAGTTAGAGTTTGATTTAAGGAATGAAGATCCTGATAAAAAACCTAATATGAGAACGTGTACAGAAATATTACCAAAAGGCTCTTTGGTTGTATTCCCTTCATTTGTATGGCATAGAGTTAAACCCGTAACTAAAGGAGAGAGGAATAGTCTAGTGATATGGAATCTAGGTTATCCATTTAAATAATATGAATGATATAAAACAAGGTGGCAGTAGCACATTACCCAAACCAAAAGGACACGTAGATTTTAAATCTGCGTTCTATTTTCAAACACCTGTATGGATTGCAGAAGCTCCAATGTTTTTGAAAAATGCGATTAAACTAACAGATAAGTATTTAAAAAAAGGTGAGAAATTATTAAAAGATAAAATGAAAAATGATCCTAAATGGAGAAAAGAAATAGGTGATTTTGGTTTATCTAATCATAGTGAAAGTTTTTCACAAGACCCTAAAGCAAAAGATTTAGTAGAGTTTATTGGTCAACGATCCTATGAGTTTTTAGATTGGCAAGGTTTTGATTTAAAAGATCACAGCTTACACTTTACAGAATTTTGGGTACAAGAATTTAGTAAGAGAGGTGGTGGTCATCACTCTACCCATCAACATTGGAATCAACACGTATCAGGATTTTATTTTTTAAAGTGCAGTGAAAAAACATCTTACCCTATCTTTCACGAACCAAGACCCGGTGCAGAGATGACAAAGTTACCTTTAAAAGATCAATCACAAATTACAATGGGTACAAATCAAGTGCATTACAAACCACAACCCGGAACAATGATTATATTTCCAGGTTATGTTCCACACGAGTTTGCAGTTGATGCTGGAATAGAACCCTTTAGATTTATACATTGGAATATTAAAGTTGTTGAAACAGCAATATCAAAAGAAAAGAGTATTAAATGAGCTTTAAAAAAAATAAATATATAGTTATTAAAGAAGCAGTACCAAAAGATATAGCAGAGTTTTGTTACAATTATTTTTTACTTAAAAGAACTGTTGCAAGAACTTTATTTGATCAAAGGTATATCTCTAACTTTACAGAAGAATGGGGAACGTGGGCCGATGAACAAGTTCCAAATACATATTCTCATTATGCGGATGTAGCTATGGAAACTTTATTGATGAGAACTTTACCTATTATGGAAAAGAAAACAGGACTTAAATTAAATCCAACTTATTCTTATGCAAGAATATATAAACCAGGTGATATTTTAAAAAGACATAAAGATAGATTTAGCTGTGAAATATCTACAACTTTAAATCTTGGTGGTGATCATTGGCCTATATATTTAGAGCCTAAAAAAAATGTAGGTAAACCAGATGGTAAAAAAATTACTGCAAAAAGTAACAACAAAGGTATTTTAGTTAATCTAAAACCTGGAGATATGTTAGTGTATAGAGGTATGGAATTAGAGCATTGGAGAGAAGAATTTCAAGGAGATAACTGTGCTCAAGTATTTTTACATTATAATGATCAAAAATCTAAAGATGCCAATCAAAATGTAAATGATCGAAGACCTCATTTAGGACTTCCAAGTTGGTTTAAAAAGTAATATAATCTTTAAATGGGGGCTGTACTCCACCATACCTACAGCCTCCTTTTAAGGATTATTTATGAGTTTAGGATTTGACGCAATAT